TCGCGCGTGTAGCTGCGGCCGCGGGAGTCGACCCATGTCCTAGGCTCGGCGAAGTAGGTTACGAGCTGCGCGACCTGCGCTGGCGTGAGGGCGGTCGTACGCGGCTCGTAGTCGTTGGACCACTCGGGAAAGATCGCGACCAGGTTGCCGCTGAACTTGCCCGCGCGCAGGGCCACCTTCAAGAGGCCTCGCAGCGTGGTCAACTCTTTGCCGATCGTATTTCGGCTCGCGCCCTCGGCGAGGCGGCTGGCGATGAACTTGTCGACCTTGCCGGCGCCAGCGGGCGGCTCAAGATGCGCGAGCGGCAGGTCGGCACCGAGGATGCGCTCCAAGTGCCCGAGCTTGACGCCGTACATGTGCATGGTGCCCGCCGCGCAGCCTTTCACGCGTCGAGACGCTTCGAAGTCGTCGCCGGCGGCGTGTAGGCTCGTTTCGTGCGCGGCGCGGTATGTCGGGTCGGCTTTGCGCCGTTCGAGCTCGCGATAGCGGATCTTTGCGACGACCGGGTCGGCGGTGTGGAGGCTTTCGGGGATCCACTTGCCGAACTCGTTCCGGACGCGCCCGTAGTAGATTTTGCCGCGCTTGTAGAGGCCCATGTGAATTCATCCCTCTGCCGCTGAACCCAGCGCTCGAAGTCGAGGCGGGACACGCGCAAGTGCTTGCCTACCTTGAAGGTACCTGAAATGCAACGCAGAAGCGAGCGCGCCGTCGAGAGCGGGATCGCGAGCTCGGTCGCGAGGTCATCGGGGCCGAGGCTTTGGGTCACTTGTACCGAACCTTGACTCGCCCCGACTTCATGTCAGCGCGCAAGAGAGCACGGTCCGGATCTTCTCCCTCGAGCAACGCCTCGGCCCGGATCGCCCGCTCGCGCCAATACTCGACCTCGGCCGAAGCCGGGCCGCACCAATGGCCCTTCGAGTCATATCCGGGCTTCATGTCTCTACCTTTACGAGCTCGCCCTCGAGCACGTATAAGTCGAGCGGGTCCCAATCCCGATACCACTCATTCCAACGTCGAACGAGATACCGCGCTTGGTCTTCCTGCATGAGGACTGGCTCTAGTTTCGGCTGGGCCGTCATGTTGAGCCATCTGTTAGTGATTTGCTCACGCACGGCATAAAGGACAACTTTCACGGTTCCTCCTCTCCCATGACAACGCGGCGGTAAAGCCAGCATATGGCCATCAGCACGCCCGCCACGAGATACAGGGCGAGTTTGGTGCGCAGGGGCAGGTTCACCGCCGCCCCTCAATCCGATTCGCGATATGCACCGCCGTCAAGAAAGCCCCAGTCAGGAGCAGCCACGACGTTACCAGCCCCAGGGCCATTGCGTCGCCGATAAGGCGCCTCATTGAAGCACCGTATTTTCCGGCGAAGAGAACTTTGCCTCGCGATATCCCGTGATTCCTTGACAGCAGGGACAGAGCCGGTCGCGCAGCGACGTTACGTCCAGCGTAAAGCCACATTGATGGCACTTCGCGAATAACGCCCCGGTCTTGACTCCGAGCCGCAATACTCTTCGTAGTTCCTTCTTTGAAATCATTTTTTCACCCTAAACTTCGGCGGATTCGGGTACTTGAGCCACCCATTCCGCACCAAAATGTCGAATTGAATCGGTTCGATAAAGCCAACGATCTTCTCTTCGCGATCGTCGCGCGCCTCGGGCGTCGCGCCGCCTAGGACATCTTCTCGCGCTTGCCCAGTGTGCGCGCCAAAGCACACGTGCAGGAGCTCGTGATGCAAGCGCTGCTTCATGACTGAGATATTCTCGTACGCGCGAATCACGATCTCGTTATCCTCGCGATCCCAGTAGGCGTCACACTCGTCGCCGTTCTCGTCGATGATCGGATCTTTGGTGACGTATACGGGAATCGAGCCGCCGTGGGCGGCGACCTTGAGCCAGAGCCGGCGGCCTCTCATTCGGACCCCCAGCGCTGGCGACGCTCTGCTAAAAGCATGTCTGCGATCTTCGCTGCAGACTCAGCCGGATGACTCCACTTGGAAATCAGCAGGGCGGCCGCGGCGTACCGATCCCAAGCGTGGCGCTCTTCTACGGCCGCGCCGAAGGCGTTCAATCCGAGCTTTTTCATGCTCCCCTCTTCTCTGGATGCGGCGGCGCTGGGCGCGGCGCGAATGGGTTTTCGACCTCAATGAGGCGATAGATCTTGCTGGTGCCGAAGCGCTTGGATTGCTCGATCGCTGCGGTCAACGTCTCGAAGACGATGAGGGAGTTCGCGTGCGCAGTGATGTATTTGAAGGGAGGGAAGTTCATGCGGCCTCTTTGATCCAATGGGCCAAGCGCGCATGTGCGATCGTTGCGTATTCGGCCTCGCGCTCGATCCCGAACACGTTCGGCCAACCGGCCATAAGAGCGCCGATCACCTCCGAGCCCGCGCCAGAATAGGGCACGAGGAGCACGGCGTCCGGCGTGGGCGGGAGGATGAGGCGCGCGAGGTATTCGGTCAGGGATATGGGCTTTAGGGTGGGGTGATGATTGCGAGCGCCGCCCGTCCGCCCGGCACCAGCGCGAGGGGAGTCCAGGCCGGCGGACTCGTCCTCGCGCTCCGTCATCCCCCCGGCCGATTTCAGGGCCAGGGCCTCGCACCCGCGCTCTCGTTCCTTGCGGCCCACCTTCGTCGTATAGAAGAAACGGGACGCCCCGCCGGAGTCCGAGTATCCCGAGTCCGGACGAGCCTTGCCGGGTAGCTTGGCATTTGGGAGCATGCCACCGCCGCCACCGTTGCGCGTGACACTGGGCCGGGAAACGATCGTGCCGGTCTGGGCGTTCAGGACCTCGGCCGCGTCTTCGTCGAACAGGAGGTTTGCGGGCCAGCGTCCGTGACCCGGGTCAAACATGTCCCCATTGCGGGAGCAATCGGCTCCGTCATGAACCCCTGGCCGCTTGTTTTTCGTGTTGGGCTGGGGGACGATTGTGGCTTGTCGGTCTGCCTCGGATGCGTACCCGATCCGGCACCGATCGATCGCGAGCGCGCCGACACCCCAGCGCGTGACGTTCTCTGCGACGGTCCCATCCAAGGGTTTCCGGGCGAGGCAAATCGGCTCGTGCGCGGGCTTGAGCGCGGTTCCGTACCCGTCCCACTGCTGGGCTAGCTCCGTCGCGGGGCCCGTCACGTCCACGACCTTGGACGGCGCGGTCCCGACCATTACGCCATACGTACCGCCCTTGTCCTTAGTGGAGACCGCGGCGTTACCCGTGAGCGTGCGGGACCCGACCACGGGCCTTTCCGCACCCGCCGCCTTGTCCAGGGCCTTGCCCACATTTAGGCTCTTTGGAAAGCCACTTCCGAAGATCCACATGAGCGAGTCGCGGATCTCAAATCCCGCGTCCTCGATTCCGCACACGATCCTGTGGAAAGTCCTCGAGCCCCCGAACGCCAGGAGCGGCGCGCCAGGTTTTAGGACCCGGAGGCACGCGGCCCAGTCTTCGACCGATGGGACGTCGTAATCCCACCGCTTGCCCATGAATGAAAGGCCGTAGGGTGGGTCGCATAGGAGGCCGTCAAAAGAGTTGTCGTTGTAGTCGGCTAGGACCTCAGCGACCGACCCGACTTCGATTGCGTAACTCATCTAAACACCAGCCCTAAAACGAGCGTCAGCGCCACGGCGATCACGCACGCGAGCCCGAAGACGATCGCCATGTCCGTGTCCTCAGGAGTCGGATCGTTGTAACTCATGTGTCGCAATTCGGGTGCTTCCCGCCCCCAACGCGTTTATCCAGAATTCCCACCACACGACGCCAGCGCAGCTCCTCAGCGCGGCGGCCCTGGTAGTAACCGACGAGCGCGCACGTGAGCTGCGCGCCGACCCAAAGCACGGACGTCCAAAAGGGATGCTCAAGCCAGGGATAGTCGATCATAGCGGCTTCTCCTTGCGCAACGGCGCGCGCACGCCGCCATCGTTACGAGCCCACAACAGCATCCCGTTCTCGTCGCGCTGCTCGCCGTTAAGCGGCTTCACGTAAGTCTTCGTTTCGAGCGTGCGACCGGTCTTCGGGTCAACGATGCGAGACCGGAAGATGGTACGGCCCGCGTGCGCGTCTCGAACGGCACGACGTCCCGGCGACTTCATCGCAACACCGGCGGCAGTGCCGCGTCGCGGGCTCGCTTGGACTTCTTGTCGAGACGCTCTCGTCGAGCCTCGCTCATGACGCCCCAGCCGGCATCGCCCTGAAATCGAATCGCGGTCTCCCCCGAGACCGGCGCCCCGCGGCCTTTGATGGCCTCGAAGGTGAAGAGCGTGGCCATCACGCGGCCTCCGTTTCGGAGGCGACGCACGCGAGCCCGGCCGCGGCAACAAGTGCCGACAGCTCAGGCATCGTTTCGCGCTCCTGCCGCGCGATCAGCGAGTCAATGCACCTAGCGCCGAGCGGGACTTCTCCGAATTCCCCGAACTCGGCGGGGAATTGGAGCTCACATGCCTGGATTGTCCTAAGGCCTAACGGAGTCTGTATTACCTCGTAAAGCGTCTCGAGATCCACGTTGCTCGTCTCCTTGCAGCGCCGCTTTCGCGGCTTCGACAAGGAGCAAGTAGCGGCGACTTCGCCGCCGACGCGGGTCTTCCGTGCAGATCAATTCGCGATCGTTTGCGGAGAGCGACGCCATAAAACGGGCGGTGTGCGCGGCCTTCTCGGCCGCGGCGACGAGCTCCTCCGGCGTAGGCGCATTGTCCGCAATGATGTCGTGGTACGTGCTGCTGAACACGTCAACGTCTCCGCCCTCATAAGACCTCATCATCGCCTCATCCATGCTCGCAGGGTACCGATGCAGCCGAGCCAGCGCGGTGTTGTCCCGAGCCTTGCGCGGCCGCGGGCGCCAGAGCACGCCCTCGTCGATCCAGCTCTGGACGGCGTTTCTCACGTGCGCATGCGCGTAGCCCCAAAAGCACTTTTGGCCGCGGTCCGGACCGGCGAGAGCGGGATCGTACCTCTTGAGCGCCAAGATCAGGCCGATCATCCCGACGTGCTCGGCCTCTTCCTGGTAGCGCTGCGGCACCGTGGCACGAACGTACGCCCGGACGCGGTCTCGGTGCTCGGTTACGACAGCCATTTCAAGGCGCCGACGGGTCGGCTCGTCGGTCGTTGAACGATAGATTTCCTCGGGTCTTTCGCTAGTTAGGTACATCGACAGCAACACCCCACTGTTCTACGCTCAGTCTGCCAGAAACGATCTTCCGTTGCCTTTTATTTCAAGATGGCGGAGTGATTTTAGTGCGAGGGTGTAAGGTACCTAGAAGGTACCTGAAATGGATGTGTCAGGCGGCCTTACGAGGTACGAGAGCTGCGCGCACACGCTCGACGCCGACGATGGCCAGCGAATCGAGTCCGTACTCGCGGTGGTAGGCAATGGCTTTTAAGGCTCGACCGCTTCTATATCCTGAGTGATAGTGCCAGGCGTCTCTACCCGCGAGCGTTCGATGTGTGTCCACGACACACCCGCGAAGCTCCTTCTGTATCCAGTGGTGCACGTGCCCCGTGTTCCAATGGCGGAAGGCGGCCGCGCCCCAAAGCTCAGGCACGTCAGTCGCCATGATCTCGCCAAGCGCTTCGAGTTTCGCGCCGTCACCGTGCGCCCAGCCGAGCAAGACGCGTCCGAAAAGATCGTACTGATAGGGGGCGAATCCGTCTTCGACCGTGACACGGGGCTCGTTTGCGTAGCATGCGCGCAAGAACTCTGGCAGCCAGAATGCGCCATGAGGGTCGTGATTGCCGGGGATTGAGCGCACACGTACGCGCTTGTGCTTCGCCAATGCCGTGTCGACGATAGTGCGGAAGATCCGTAGTCCGACCCGACCGACCTTACCGGCGCGCCCGTCGACGTCCAGCTTATTCCCCGATATCGGCGTAACTTGCCGATCATCCTGCGCATGCCAAAAATCGCCAAGGTTGCACACGATTGCCTCTTCAGCCGCAGGCGATCGCGCTACAAGCTGGCGCATGCACTCGCAGAGCTCGCGCTCGGCAATGCGCAAGTCGAAGTTTTCGCCGACTTCGGCCGCCCATGCCATCATCCCTATGTGCGGATCGCCTAGGGGGTAGGCGACCAAAAGGTCCGCATTCGTGGTGTCGGGCGGCTCGATCGGCTGCGCGGCGACGACGTATTCGGCGACATGGGATGCCACGGCTGATTTGATTGCATCCCAGGCCTCGGCCACGTCTTTGCGGTAGCTGGACCACTGTACGACCGTCGTACCATCGCCGCGGGTCATGCTCGAGAGGCGGTCGATAAGGAAACCCTCCGGCATCATGACCGGCGGATCATCGGCTCCAGCGATACGTGTCTTCGACCATTCGCCGCGGGTCTCGCCGCGTGCGCCCGTCAGACGCGAGACACCCGAGAGCTCGTGACCTTTCGGGATGTAGTGCGGCTTCGTCTTTGGACCTCGCGCCGCGCGCCACTTGCGTTTGCGCTCGCGCTCATAGGTGCGTTGCTCATCAGGCGTTCTCATTGCTCTCCCCCATCGACCCCGGCATCAGGGCACTGTACGATCTTGTCGTTGCCGAGCTCGACGACCACGCAACCGATGTTGATCTGCGGCGCGTCGACGTGAGGCTCGATGGTGCACGAGGCAAGCCCTGAACACGTGGTAAGCACGATTGCCGCCGTGACGACCGTGATAAAAAGCCAAACTACGACCGTCATTAGGTCAGTCTGGGGCACGGGCAAAGGGCGGCGGCTCATGGTACCGAAGGCTCGACCTTCGCCCGGTCGTCCGTCCCGAGCCCGCGCAGCTCGAAGACAATAAGCGCGATGCAGTGCCATGCGGCGTGCGCCATGTGCAACCGCCCTGACTCGGGGTCGCGGTCTTCACCTTGTGACCATTTGGAGATGTGCCTAAGCAGCGCGCCGGAAGAGAGCCGCCAGCTATACCCTTTGAGCCAATTGTCATCGGCGTATTTGCGCGCGCCCATGCCGAACACGCGGGCGATCTCCTCGAGCGCATCGAACGGGAAGAGATCGAAGCGCTCCTCTTTCCGGCCCTTTTGCGCGCCCGTAACTGGGTCAGTGATTCTTTCTTCCACGTGCCGCCTCCTCTTCGCCAAGCAACTTCGGGATCTCTTCCAACTCCGACACGCGCGTGCACCGCCACGGCAGCGCAGCCTGATTCCAAGGGCGATCCACGATAATCACCCAGGCTTTGGGATGGTGCACGAGCCAACCGTGCGCATTCTCGATGCTGTCTTCAACAAGCACGTCACCGTGAATCAAGTGCTTGTGCCCCGTGTGAACGATCTCCAAAGCCGCACCGAAAGTCTTCTCGAGCCAACGCGTGCGCTCGTATGTCCACGTCGGCGACTTGTGATAGGGCTTGGTGACGAACACTGGCTTATGACCAGCGCAGGTCAGATCAGCGAAGAGCGAGATCGCGCCCTTGCACTCGGGCAATCTTTCGACGAATCCCGGCTCGACCATGCACCGGTTGACGACAGCCAGCGCCTTTTTGCTGAGACAATCCGCGAAATTGTACGATGTTACGTCCTCGGGCGCGAACAGCCCCGCCGAGGCCTTCGAAAGCGCCCCTGTAAGGTCGGCGAGCACGCCGTCGACGTCTAACAATACTTTCATGCTGCCATCCTCTCGCGCAGGAGCTTCACGCCCTTCGCCTCGATCTGCTGGACTGCTTGACGACTGACCCCGAGGCGCTTTGCGATCTCGTCGAACGTCTCGCCGACAAGCCGCCGGCGCATGACCAAGCGCAACTTGGCTGTCGGCAGCTTGGTAATTGCTCGCTTGAGCCGGCGGCTGGTCTCGCGCCTCTCGGCTTCTTCCTCTGGGCTTAGCGCGAGCTCGTCGGGCAGCACGTCGTGAAGCGTCAAGTGCTCCTCACCGGGCCGGAGCGGCACGTCTAGACTCGCCGGCGTCGTCGGCAGCTCGCCGGCCTTCGCGAGGTCCCACGACCGTTTGACAGGAATCGCAATGAGGCGGGACTTCTCAATGAGCAAGGTCTTGATCGACGCGTTGATCCACCACGAGGCGTACGTGCTGAACGCGGCGCCGTTGTTCGGATCGAACTTCTTCGCGGCGCGCATCAGGCCGATCGTGCCCTCGCTCGCCAGGTCCTCGACGCTATAGCCGAGCTTCTTCGCGAGCCCGCCGCTCGCCCATGCCGTGGCAATGCGAAAGACCAGGCCGACATGGTCGCGAGGATCTACGGCGCCCACGGTACGAGTCTCCCCTGCTCGAAGACCTGTTTCGCTTCCTTGGACCACACCCGCATTAGCGTCGGCTCCATTTTCGACAGCGGTATCGGAACGTTCGGCAGGTATTCGTTTGCGCCCTTGACCATCAAAGCGGCCAACGCCATAGCTGCGTCGTGGGCGTTGCTGGTGTCTGGTGTCTCGCATATGACCTCGTCGTGGACGAACGCGACCGCCCTGCTCCCATATAGCGGCGACGAAGAGTCGCAATACTGGGCCTCGGCGACGAGGGTCAGCGCGCGCTTCGCGCAGTCGGCTCCTAAGCCCTGGAAACCGTTGTTACAAGCGGCGCAATACGTCGCCCCGCCGCGTATGCGTTTCGTAAAGAGCGATTCGACGCTCGCGCGCTCGTTGTCCTCGCCGAACATGGCATTGATCCGGGCGAAATACTGGCGCATCTCAGGGAAGGCCTCGTGCCACTGCGCCGTATACGATTCGACCTGCTCCTTCGTCAGTGTCACGCCGTAGGTCTTGCGCGCGAAGAGTATGAGCTTATTGGTGCCCAGGCCGCCGGGCTTGCCGAAGTTGAAAACCTTCCCGACCTGCCGCGCGTGGTCGACGTCGTGGCGCTTCTTGTTCGCCGCGGCTTCTTCGTAGGATACGCCGACGATCTTGGCCGCGACCGCGAGATGCGGGTCAAGGCCTCGATTGAGGGCCTCGCCGAGCTCGCTGAAGCCGAGCCAGGAGTAGCAACATTGCGCGAGCGTATACAATTCGAGCTGCGGGAAGTCGGCCTGCGCATAGACCATACCGGGCCGCGGGATGAAGGCCTGGCGAACGCCCGGGCGAAGGCGCTGCGCGATGCTGTTTTTATTCTTTACTCGGCCAGTGTTGAGGTTCTGAATGTTCGGCCCACTCGAGGTCGTGCGCCCGGTCTCGGCGAGGTCGTAGCGAGTATGAACGGGATATGTGATGCCGCTCTCGAGCATCTTCACGTCATTGCTGAGCATCTTGCCGAGCGTCACGAATTCGGCGTAGCGCGCGAGCGTGCCGTGCTCGTCGACGGCGGCAACCGCCTCGCACGCGTCGGAGTCGAGGGAGACGTGCTCTTCGCAAGCGTCGCCGAGATCGCATTTCAGATGGCCATCCGTGCGGCGAAGAGACAAGCCATTCGCGGCGCATGTATCGATCATCAGGCGCTTTACGACCTTCATGTCGCGCGTGCCGTTTTCGCGGACTAGGCCGAGTTCGACGAGCTCACCCTCGAGTTCCTTGTGTGCCTCTTCGAGCTCGGCTTTCAGCGCCTCGACGCCGGGGCCATGCGTGCGCAGACCCCAGACGCTCGAGAGGTATAGGACAAAGTCGGCATAAGCCTGGCGGTACTGGTCGGCGAGGTATTCGCGGTGCTTTTCCTGAGAGATGTAAACGCCGAGCGTTGCCTCTGCATCGTTCAGGGGGTAGCGGATGACGCCTTCGGGCACGTCTGCGATGATGGCATCTAGAGACTTTAGCTCCTTCTCCTCGCTGCTGGTGAAATAGATTCCGGGCAGGCTTGCGGCTTCGCCTCGTGCTTGCGCCAAAGCCGCGATCTCTTCACGCCGCTGCCTCGCCCTCTCTTGCCATTCCCTCGCCCACTCCGGCCACTTCGCGAGCGGCACGTCGCGCAATTCGCCGTAACGCAGGCGCCAGCCGTCCTTGACCATCGGCTTGCCTAGATGCCGCCGCGAGAGCGCGTCGAGCGTATACTCGTGCGTAATCCAGCGCCCCTTCTCGCCAGGCCTGCCGCGGAACACGCCGCCGGCGATGTCGAGAAGTTGCTGGCGCTTCTTGGTGCACGTGACGCGGTTCGTTCGGTACGCGTTGAACACGAGCGGCACGAGGTCCGGGAACTCGGCGCAGATAACCGCGGCGTCATACGCAACGAAGTGCCCGACTAGTAGCGTGCTCGAGTCGGTTAGCCAGCTTCGTAGGCGCGGCTCGACGCCGTGCACATGGTCCAGGCGCGCCTCGTGCCCCGGGCGTTGCCACGACACGCAGACGAGCGGCGGGGCGAGTAGGCCAGGGCGTATGAGCGCCGTTTCACTATCAAAAGATAGCGGATTCATGCCGCCAACCGTTTCGCCGCACGAGCTGCGCGCCTACGCGCGTTGATCACAGCGGCGTGCATCGACCAATAAGAACGATCGTGATCACGCGCGGCGAGGCGGCGGGCTTCGAGCTCGGCCTCGGTCTTCGAGGGCCTCATTAGACGAGGCTTCCGGTGCCGAGCCCTATACGCCGCGTCATGTGCTCGCCGCCGCTCAGGATGCGCACGGCGCCATTCGCTAACGCGCCCCGCCTGCGCGGCTTCCCATTCGATACGATCGAGCCGCGCGGCGCGGATGCGCTCGATCGTGATGAATTGCGCGTCGAGGAACAGCTCGCGCACGTCGGCTTCGAGATTCAGCATCATTAGCAAAAATCCGGTATCGGGTCCGTCTTCCGTGCCGACCAAGCATCCGCCGCCTTGCAATCGAAGCACTCACACGTCGGCGGATGCTTCGCCGGGCGCCGCGGCCGCACGGGCGGCTTAGGGTCGTCTTCGTGAATATACTTCGGGCAGTCGCACCCTCTCGCGAGGCACGAACACGGCGCCGGCGGTCGGTGCGCGCGGTCGAAATAGTGAGAGGCCTTGTCGTGGCCGCAGTGACATGTTTCGAGTCTCATGATTTTTCAAAAGCGCAGGGCGCCTTGGTAATGGCTTGGTCATTTAAGTCACCGCGACCAGCGGCATGGTGACCCCTGCTGTACTTCTGCTCCTGCGCTTACGCGGCTTTCCACTTCGGCACGCATCCCGTGCCGTCGCAAAAGCCGCAGGTTCGAATCGATACTCTGTACGTGGTCTCCGTCTCCTCAACTTCCCGGATTTCGCCGCCTTCGCATTTCGGGCACTCGCGCAGCGTGTCGCAGCGCGACCTGATATCGTAGGTTCCGCTCGCGAAGGCCATCACTCACCGGCCGGAGGCTCGTACGGCGCCCATTTCTTATTCGTGATCGGCGTGCCGTTCTTGGATTTGCCCGGCGAGCCCTCGCATTCGCACATGCGACCGACGAGGAAGTTCTCCGGCCACTGCTTGCTCTTTCGGAATTCGTCGTAACGAAGCGCTGCGATCATGTCCGCGATCGTCTCTTCGTCCTCTTGCGAGATCTTGGCGTAGGGATTGACTCCTGCGAGCGCCGCGAGCGCGGGCTTGAATCGCGTGAGCCAACCGAGGTTCTCAGGATTCTCGACGTAGGAGCGGGTCGATCCGACTTCGTGCGTTGGGTTCGTGCTCTGGACGACGGTGAACTCGAGGATATAGGCTTCCTTCCACTTCCCTTCGAAGTTCGTGCGTTTGCACTGCGCGGCTTTGACCTGCAGGATGTGTCTGCCGTCTTCGAGATATGAGCCTCTGCCCGAAGGCGAGGCGGTCTTCATCAGTTTTCGTAGTGCGTCGATGTCTTCAAGACTCATGGCGGGTTTCCTTTCCCGCCCATCCAGTAGCGGCGACGAAGCGGCCGACGGGCTATCTGATCCACCTAGCCGACCTAAGCGCGTCGATTTCGGATTCGGTCGGCAAGGTGATATCGGCCAGGAGGAGCTTCTGTTTCTTGCCGGTCGTATCCTGCACCGCCCTAGCGGATTCGATCGCTTTGATGATCGCGTCGAAGTTCTCGCGACAGCCGAGCAGCACGTCCACGATCACTTCGTCGGCCTCTTGCCCTGGACGGTGCGTGCGGGCGATGACCTGCTCGCACCAACTCGCCGAGCTTGGAGGGCACACGAGGAGATTTCGGTGCCAGAGCTTTTGCAGGTTCTTGCCTTCTCGGTTCGCGTCGATCGAACAAATCGCGCTCGTGCCAGGCTTCGCATCTTCGATGTATCGCCCCTTGGCATCAAGCCCGCCTGCGCCGTAATAGGGTAGGCCGGTGCGCTTGGAGAGTTCCTGAGCGAAAAAACCGTGCTCGGTCCACACGAGGCCGGGCGTACGCATCCAGTCAGCACAGACTTGTAGAGCGCTATCATCGTGCCAGATAGGTTTGACGTGCGGCATGAACGTCGGCCGAAGCTCGCGCCATTTCGCGAGGATCGGGCGACCGGCCGGCAACTCGCCAGCATCGATCGCATTCGCGACATGCAGCTCGCTATCCCATGTGCGCGAGCGCGAAATAACCTCGCGCACGTACCGATTCCACGCACTTCGAGCCTGCCGCCACTCCTCAGGCGGGCGAGGGTCCCAGACATAGAAGAGCCCAATAGCTAGCTCCTGGGCATGCCGCCAAATGTCCACGGCGGTCATCAGCTCCCAATCATCCGGCGTCCGCCACTCCGTGCGCAGCTTGACAAAGTTCGCCTCGGTCACGGGCGCGACGTGGTGGCGAATCCCGCGCAGGTAGATCGAGCAGTCCACGTGCTCGCCCTCGCCAACGGTCGCGACAACGCCAGGCGTCTCGGTCAGACGACGTCGAAAACCCCTGCGCGCGGCCACGACTTCGTCGGTCCCTGCGTCTTCGGGCACTCGGAACTCGAGCAGGGCGCCGGCCTTGCGCCTGGCCATTGGGTCGATGCCGTTGTCCAAGGCCTCGGCCCATTCGTCGAGCTCCTCGTTCGTCTGCGGAATCGGTGCGCCGAACTTGAGCGCCCAGCGAAGGATATGAGCGAATTCAGTGAGCGACCGATCCATGACCGAGCCGGAAAGCCCGCAAAACTTGGTCTCGACGTGGTCGTGCATGTACCGCGCAACTCGCCGCGTGACGGCCGCGCGCTTGTTCTTCAAGCGGTGCACTTCATCGCAGATGATCGCGTCTGGGCGATACGTTTCGAGCTCGTCGGCCGACTGCACTCGCCCGAGCATTTCGTAAGAGAAACAGCGCAGCGCGGTCGACACGCGCCAGTGACGAGAAAGAGCCAGGCGTTCGCGCTGGGTCTTCTCGATCAATGACGCCGGCAGGAGCAGGAGCGGCCGCCGCGCGCCGAGCACGATGGCGAGCAGGAGCGTGATCAGGGTCTTGCCTTCGCCTACGCCTATGGGGCCGAACAGCCCGCCCTCGACGCCGGCGTCGTGCAGCGCGAGCGCCTGGACGGGGCGAAGGCTCATCGTCCCGCCAGGCGTTTTGAGGATATCGGTTAGCTCGCTCGTGAGCGCTTCCAAATCCTCAGCCGACCAGCGACGCCGCGGCAGTTCCGCGACGCGCTGGAATTCGGCCGTGTGTGCGACGGTCGGAATCATTCAGATCCCGACCACGACCACGACCCCGACCGCGACCCCGATCGCGACCACGACCACGACCCCGACCACGACCACGACCCCGACCGCGACCGCGACCCCGATCGCGACCACGACCACGACCCCGACCGGGATCGGTGCTTTCGACCTCTCGTCATAACGACCGCGACCACGACCACGACCACGACCCCGATCGCGACCCCGACCACGACCACGACCACGACCCCGATCGCGACCACGACCACGACCGCGACCCCGACCGCGACCCCGACCGGGATCGGTGCTTTCGACCTCTCGTCATAACGAC